AATCGGAAAAAAACGGCAAAAAGTCAAGAATAAATTACAATAAACTTGTAAAGTTGTATGAACGCACAAAATGAGCCGTGCTATTTGCGGCTTGTTTTGTGCGTTTTTCTGCATTTGGGCATGACAACAGCGCCGGTGGCCTCCGTGGGCTCCGGCGTTCAGCTTTATTGTGCGGCAGATCAGCAGGCGCTCATGTAGCTCCGCAGGAGGGTGGCCGCTGTCTGCCACCCCAGCACCTCCCGTGGATAGTTGTTCATCCACTCCTCTGCCCGGCGTATTTCTGAGATAGGCACCTCATCAAAGTTGGTGCCCTTGGGGAAAAACCGCCTTATTATCCTGTTCATGTTCTCGTTGCTGCCACGCTCATGTGGTGCGTGCGGGTGGCAGTAGTAAACGATGGTACGCTTTCCTTTCCGGCGGCAGGCCTTTTCCATACCATCGTAGTCTTGAAACTCACAGCCATTGTCCACCGTGATGCTCTGAAACATGGGGTAGAAGTCCTTGCCCAGGCGGCGCTCCAGACCGTTGAGCGCCCGGACCACGCTGGCGGCGGTATGGTCTGGCACCGGGAGGATGATGCCCGCCCTGGTGAGCCGTTCTGTGAGCACCACCAGCGCCCGGCTGGAGCCCACGGTGCCCATCACGCTGTCCATCTCCCAGTGGCCAAAAGTAGTGCGGGAGTTGATGATGGGGTCACGCTTATCAATGCGGGGGCCTTTGGCAGCTCTGGCGGCGTTCCGTTGTTCACCGTATTTCTCACCATAGTGGCGGCGGCCCTTTTCGTGCAGGTGCTCCGGGTTGAGGACCAGGAACACATCACCCCGGTAGATGTAATTGTAGAGCGTGGCCTCACAGACCGTGGTGTCAAACTGGGGCGGCTTTGCCTTGAGCTCTGCCAACAAAGCTGCGGGAGAATAGTGCTCCTCCACAATTTTCTGCTCCACATAGTTTGCAAAGTCAATGTCATTGCCAATCTTGAGGTCCGGCCCCTTGGCCCGGAGGTTTTCCTGGTATTTGCGCTCCGCCATCTCCGGGCAGTAGCACCAGATAAACTCATAGTCAGAGGTCATCTGCTGGGTCCAGCCCCGTTTGATTTCGTTGTAGATGGTCTTTTTACACACGCCCAGCGCCTCAGCGATCTTGGCCTTACTGTCACCTACCTTGAGCATCTTTTCAATGACCAGGCGGTCCTCCCATTGCAGTTGATGAAAGCCCTTGTAATTCATGTGATACCCTCCTCAGAATATAAAAAAGCGGCGGGGTGATGAACACCCCGCCAGAAAAGGCTTTACTGCCCGTATCGGGTCAGTAGTTCGGTTGTTTCTCCGTCAGGGAGAATGTCAGCCAATGTGCAGTTGAGAGCCAGGCACAGCTTGAGCAGCGTGGCCAGCTTGGCACCACTCAGGTCTTTTGCACCCTGCTCATAATACTGGAGCATCCGGCCATTGATGCCAGCGGCAGCGGCAAGCTGGGACTGTGACATCTGCGCCTCCAGGCGCTTGGTTTGCAGTTTAGAATGGGTCATAGAGCAGCACCTCCGTTTAATGTACCCTGATTATACACCAAAAGGTGTATGAAGTCAAGAACAAAAAAGCGGCCCACGAAAAGTGAGCCGCTGTGTCAGTCTTTGCAGTTTTTGAGCCTTTCGGCCAGCTCTGCCAGCACCGCAACATCCCGGTCTGCCAGGCCAGTGACATCCACCGTGGTGAGCCGTTCCAGCCCCAGCAGGTAGTCCGTGGACACGCCAAACACCTTGGCCAAGTCCACCAGGCACGCCGGTGATGGCATAGAGAGCCCCTGCTCCCAAGAGTTCACGCCGTTTCTGGTGATGCCCAGCCGCCGGGAAAGTTCCGCTTGGCTCCAGCCCCTTGCCTCACGCAGGGCTTTGATTTTCTCAGCGATCAACTGCACCGCCTCCTATCACAAATAATTATAGTTTGCACATTTGGTATGTCATTATCAATAAAGGCTCCAATACTTGACACGCAGACAGGGTGCAAACTATAATGGAGAAAAGTCAAGAATAAACAGAAAAGGACGGTGAGCTGGGTGTATATTCGCTATACAACGGAGAGCAGCCGCAGGTGGTCAGTCACGCCGGATGAGGAGGCTTTCTTGGCAGCTCTGGAGGCGGCACTGCGTCAGGGGCATAAAAGCGTAGCATTGACCATCAGCCGCATGGCCAATGGCGCTCTCTCCGTGAGCAGCCCCAGAGCGTACTTGGGAAAAGTCAAATTGCAGGGCCGCAAGACCTGGATGCAGTATATAGTCCGCAATGATGCGAAAAGCATTGAGGGTGCGCCACTGGAGGAGTACATCCACCATCTCAATTTTTGGGTCAGATCAGCATAGGAGGTTTTGACATGTTCGGAAAGAAAAAGGCACCGCTGCCGGAGGGCATCCGGCTCATGCACTATGAGGGCCTGCCCGGCTTTGCCCAGGATGCGCCCTGCTTTATGGAGCAGACGGCGGAGGCGCTGGTGTTCCGCCGGGTGGAGGGCCCCAGCGTGACCCTGCCGCTGGCCAAGGTTGACAGCTTGGACATCATGGATGAGCGCAATTTTGCGGCCAAGTACAGAGGCACCAGTCCAAACACTTCCCGCACCAATGCGGTCAAGTGGTATGCAGTTTTCACCTATGGGGACAAACATGTGGCCGTTTGGTTTTTGGGCGGCAAGGAAAGCAAAGAGCTCTATGCCCTTAAAAAGCAGATAGACAGCACAGGCCAGGACATCACCCTATAAAGCAAAAAAGCCGGAGAGGTTTGACCCTCTCCGGCTTTCGTCTTATTCAGCAGTTTCCTGTTCTGCGGCAAGCTCCTCCGGCGGCGTGCCGGAGGTCTTGCTCAAGATTAGGTTTTTCAATTTCACAAATACATCTTTGGCATAGAGCACATAGGCCGTGAGCAGCGCCAGGTTGGAGGCAGTCATCAAGTTCACGGTCTGCCCGTCCACATCAATGGCGATGATGTCCGGGTTGAGCCAGCCTGCCATGTAAAAGGCGATGAAACAGGCCGCCACGATGATGCCCTTGATGGTGCCGTTGCGGAGTTTCACCTTGTCGAAACTGCCGTCAAAGAGGGCGTTGAGGCTGCCCAGCACGATGTTGACGGCCACCAGGAGCGCCAGGCCAACGGCCAGATGGATGATGGAAGTAGTCATAGATTTCCTCCTTTACCCCACCAGCGTGAGGTCCTTGATGTTGACAGCCGCCGTGACCACTCCGTTGATGCCGATGACCACACGGGAGCCGTCAATCTGAATGACGGTGTAGGTGGTGGTGTAGACATAGGAGGCCAGACTGCCGCCGTTGTAGGTCTTGGCTCCCTTAGCCACCTTGACCCTGGAGCCCTTGACGATGGCCGGGACCACTTCCTTGACATCAGCGGCATCCACCCAGCCATAGACGGTGGAGGAGCTGCCGGTGGTCTTGATGAGGTGGTAGGGGTGCTTGCCGGACTTGGCCACAGCGGTGACCTTGGCCTCACCGGGCTTGCAGCTCTTGCCGTTGACGGCCATGGAGCTGATATAGTGCTTGGTGCCCGTAAAGGTCACCACGGAGCCCACAGCAAGCCCAGGAGTGGGCTTTTCATCCTTGCCAGGCGTGGGTGTCTCCCCGCCCCCGGAGGGCGCAGAGGTGGCCTTGGAGGCGTACTTGGGCACGCCAAAGCCCCGGATGTAGCGGCCATTGACGGCCAGCTTGCGGTAGCCAACGGCATCACTCATGTTGCCCTCAATGACCTTGATGGTCTTGCCATCGCAGGACACCACAATACCAACATGGTCCGCAGAGCCGGTGTTGTTCGTGGTGGCGTAGTTGCTGCCGTCCTGCCAGTCATAGAAAATGTAGTCACCAGGGCTGGGTACATAGGCATCATTCTCCACCCAGGAGCCCAGCTTTTTGAAAAGGTCAATGTGGCGCTCACATCCGCACTCCGTGGGGATGATGTCCGTGAGGCCGCAGGCGATGGCCACAGCGGATGCAAAGGTGGAGCACCAGGCATCCGTGTATTTCACCGCATAGCCCCTGGCCAGGGGCTTGTGGGAGTTGTAGAGGTCAATGATTTTGCGGTGGGAGCCGTTGGCCTCTTTGCAGCCCAGATAGCTCACCGCAGTGTCCACAACTTTCTGCCGGAGTTCTTTTTCAGTCATTGAGCATGTCCTCCTTTACTCAATCTTTCAGCACGATCTCAGCAGCCCGGAGGGCCGCATCAGCACCGTACTTGTCCGCAAACTTGTTGAGAAAACGCTGGGCGTATTTCGCCCGGTTTTCATTCTTGCTTTTCCAGTAGTAAAAGCCGCCCCAGGCACCATCTGTCACAAAAGAGGTGCCGGTGAGCGCCGCAATGGCTGTGACATCATGGTCCGTGAGCGTCCCCACTATCGTGGTGATGCAGAGGAGGACGGAAATGCAGATGTGCAGCACCAGCATTTTCTTTGAAAACTCCATGCGCCCTCCTCTCCAGCTCAGGCCTGAGAGGCGGGGCGCTTATCGTCCCGGACCTCAAGCTCATGGATGGTATTGACCAGCGCCGTCACGGTGCCATTGCCGCCCAGAGCATGGTACTCCTTATACATGGCATTGACATTCTCAAGGCCGTGCAGAGTTATCCAGCCACGCTCCTCATAGTGATAATAGGATTGCACGATGCGGTCACGGAGGAGGGCCTGGACCCCCAGCTCTACCGCCTTTTGCCGTGCGTCTGCCTGCTTGTATTTCTTGTAGAGGTAGCCAACGGCGGGGACGGCTACCACAGTGATGATGGTGGAGATGATAGACCAGTAGCTCCTCAGCGTTTCCAGCATCCTTTTTGTCCTCCTGTTGTTCAAAAATAAGAGGGGCACACCACACGGGTGTGCCCCTCCTGCTGGGCTGGGGCTTTAGACCTCAACCTCCAGGTCTGCCAGGATTTCCTCCACCTGCTTACGCAGCAGAGCGGGCACCTGGTCAATGGTCTTGCGGCCCTTGATGATGAGGGTAGCATACACAATAGCCATGTCTTGCACCTCCTTTCTCAACAGAAATAAAGCAAGCCGCAGGCGGAGCTCACGCATCGGTGCTCTCCTCCAGCAGCTTGGCAACAGCGTCACGCAGGTTGGCGGGGACATCATCCAGGGTCTTGAGGCCCTTGCGGATGAGGGCGGCATATACCTTAGCCATTCTCTCCACCTCCTGCCAGCATCTCATAGACCTCCGTGAGGGCCACCTGGGTGTTGGTCAGGTCCTCCTCCGTTGCCTGGAGCCGGGTCTTGAGCTCTTTGTTTTCCTTGGTCAGTTCCTCCAGGGAACGCTTGCGCTCATGCTTTGCCTTGAGGCTTGTGTTGTCATAGTAAACAGCCATTATTCAAAAGCACCTCCGATGTTAGAAATATAGCCGCCGGTGTCGCTGGCTCCACGCTCAACAGAGAGCTTGAAGTTGAACGCAAAGCCGTTGGCGGCGGTCTTATTGGTAAACACATGGTTTGCGCCATTCTTGACATCCGCCGTGGCATCCTCCCAGACGGGGGCGGTGTCCTTGGCGTTGTTGGTGACCAGCACCTCCATGACCGCATCCGCAGGCAGGGTGCCCACGATGTTCATAACCATCACAGAAATGGCATCATCCGCCGCCAGCGGCGCTGCCAGCGTGACAGTGGCCTTGGTCACCTTTTTGGCAAAGGTCACCGTGTAGGCGGCGCTGTCAGCCTTGCCGTCAGAGGCCACCACCTTGAGGGTGTGGGAGCCGTTGAGGATTTTCTGCCAGTTGGCAGCCGTGACAGCTTGGAATGTGTTGACCTGGCCCAGGGTTGCGGTGTAGGTGCGCTTGAGCACATTGTCCAGGTACTCCTTGACCGTCACAGTGTCCCTGTCCACATCGTTGACCGTGTACTGGAAGTTAAAGCCCGCCGTCTTGGTGCCAAGGTTGGAGCCATTGGCCGTGGAGCTGGTGATGGTGGGCGCAGTGTTGACGGACACAGTGCCGTCATCGCTCACAGAGAGGGTGGAGGGGAGAGTGAAAGCGGGGCGGGACCCGAAGGTGTCGGCGCAGTGGCGGCTGCCGACAACGCCACTGGTGCCCAAGCAAACGGCGCCGTCGGTGCTGTCCGTGAGCGGGGAGCGGGTCCACTGAACAACGGCGGAGCCGTTCATGTAGGCGATCTGGAGAGAGCTGGCGATTTCCAGCGCCGTGCCCTCCACATTAAACCAGCTTGCCGATCTGTTCAGCTCAGTGGCAGACAGCAGGAAGATGGCACGCTCCAGCGTGCCAACGGTGTTGTTGCCGTTGCCGGGAGTGTACTTGATTTTCGTGGTGCCGATGACCCCACGGATGTCTGCGTCAAGCAGGTTTTTGTAGGTGCCGTTGAGCCAGCTATCAATGGCGCTGGAGGCGTAGGCATTGACATTGGAGCTGTGCCACTGGCGGGTGTCATAGCAGTCCTTACGGACCACCAGCGTGCGGCCCATGCCGTTGAGGGAGTTCTCATAGTTGTGCTTGGCAACATAGAAGCTCACCAGCTTGCCATTTTCCTTGAGCTGGATGATACTGCCCACAGCTTTGTTGCCCAGGGTGGTTGTGGCCATAGATCAGATTTCCTCCTTTAGAATATTTTGCACACGGTCCCGCACCTGCTGGCGCAGGGCCCAAGTGTTGCCATGTGCGGCGTGGGCATCCCACGCCTGCCAGGATTGCAGGATTTGCTCACGGGTCACCAGGCCCGCCGGGTATTCCTTTTCCCAGTGGCGGAGTTTGGCACGCATCCGCTTGATGCTGCTGTGCCGCAGCTTGCGGATGACCTTGCCGCTCTCCGTCAGGTAGGTGTGAAAGCCCAAAAAGTCAATGCCGTTGCGGATGGGAAAGATTTGGGTTTTCCCATTCAGTTCCAGCCCCAGGCTATCCATGTAGGCCCGTATTTCCCGGAGGCAGAATTGCAGGTATTCCTTGTCCGGGTGGATGAGGAAAAAGTCATCCATGTAACGGCCATAGTATTGGATGTGGAGCTGTTCCTTGACGAAGTGGTCAAAGTCATCCAGGAACAGGAGGGCAAAGAGCTGTGATGTCTGATACCCCAGCGGCAGGCCGTCAGAGCAGTCAATATAGATGCAAAGCAGGTCATAAACAACAGGCTCAAGGTCCAGCTTTTTGAGCTTTTCCTTGAGCTTGTCATGGTTGATGCTTGCAAAGAAATGGCGGACATCACACTTGAGCACCCAGCCCTCAGCGGTGTGGTGCTTATTCCAGTAGTCCGTGAAAAATCCTTTGAGCCGGTCCAGACCGAAGTGCAGGCCCTTGTTCTTTTGGGATGCGTAGTTGTCCAGGATGAAACTGCGGGTGATGCGGTCATAGAGGAGATTGTCCACTATGGCGTGCTGGACCACCTTGTCCACAAAAGCGGGTGCCTGCACCAGCCTTTTCTTGGGCTCATAGACATAGAACACACGAAACACACCGGGTCTGTAAATCTTGGTTTTTAGGATATAGACCAGGTTGACGATGTTCTCAAGCAGGCGCACCTCATAGTGTGCGGTGGCGGCTCTGGAGCGTTTGCCCCGCCGGGCGGCCAGGTATGCCGCATAGATCACTGCAAAGGTGCATATTTCAGAAAATTTCATACAAACGGATGGCCCCCTATCAGTGTTCGGCTGGCCAGCCTCTCCTCATGCGCTGTGTAGGTGCCGCATGATAGGACCAGTAGCCCCGCCACTTTTCTGGAAAGCAGCGGGGCATCAGCGCAATGTGTTTGCCTTGGCCTCACCAAGGCTGGGTATGACCTCCTTTGATGTGATGGACGGCACGGTTTTGGGCTTTGGGCCTACTCAGTCAGGCCTTACCATCAGAGCGGGGCGGGACCCGTTGGTGTTGGTGCAGTTGTTGTTGTTGACATTGCCATTGGTGTTCAAGTAAACGGCGTTGTTGGTGTTGTTCGTGTTCGGGGAGCACAGTGGAAAAATAGGTCATACCCAAATATAACAGCTCTCGGCTGGTATATCCTTTCAGGCGTTGCGGGCCAGGGCCTCAGCAATTTGCTGGGCCATCTGGCCCATTTTGGCAAGCTCCTGGTTGGCCTTTGCCTCACGCAGAGCGGCGGCACGGTTGCTGTCATTGCGTTTCCAGTTGAAAGCCTTTTGACGGACCGGGCGCACCAGCTCTGCCCAGTAGTGGCACTGGTCACCAGAGATGTACTTGCGCTTATAGCTCAGGTTGATGTACTGGTTGAGAGTGTCGCAGAGGACGATGACCTCATCAAGGTCCTTGAGGCGTTCCTCATACTCAGTTTCAAAATAACGGCCATCAGCGGAGTTGCATTTCTGGAGGATGGCGCTGGCCATGCGCTGCATGTCAGCGCACATGTGGAAAGTCTGGCTCTTGGGAAAGTGAGGCTTGCCGTCATCCTTGATTTTCTCAAAGAGCTCCTTTTCCACCATCTGGCCGTTTTCCATCACATAGGCCTTGACCTTGGTGTATTGGGGCTCTTTGACCTTGACCCGCTGGATGGTGTAGTCCAGCAGATCAGTGGCAAGCGGTATGATGTCATAGTTGGGCACTTAAAACTCAATCCTCCCTTGGCTTTCATTCCACACACCGGTGACCACCACGCCGGAGAGGCTGGTGAAAGCCACGCTCCAGGAGTTGCCGGTTACATTGGTGTCATATTTCAGCTCCAGCGTGCGGACACGGGTGGCCAGGCCGGAGAGGTCCGTGGTGTTGGTCTGGACCTGCCCCTCCAGTGTGGTCACTCTGGAGCTCAAAGGAGAAACCAGGGCCTTGACCTTTGCCCAGAGGCGTGCTGTCTGGAGGTCATCAAGGTAGGGCCTTTTTGCCATGTCATTGGCCTCCTTTACTTGCAGATATTATCCAGCTCTGTGTTGGAAATGGCCACAAGGTCCTCCGCAAGCATGTAGGCGGACAAGTCCATCGTACCGGCCAGCACATCCCATGTGGTGCCGTTCCAGGCCACATTGTCACCGGCGTTGACCCCGTGGGCCGCATCGGCATTGATAATGTTCCACACATCGCCTTTCTTGTTGCCGGTGGTGGGCAGGTCTGCATAGGTGTCCTTGGAGCCCTTATATTCAAGGGCGCTGGACATCTTGGCATCCACCTCATCCTTGGTGTAGGCATCTGCAATGCCGTAGCCTGCCAATGAGGTGGCCGGGCTCTGCTTGCCTGCCGCCAGGTCATAGGCAGCTTTGACGGCGCTGGGCGTGGCGGCCTTGGTGGTACTGGTGTCATCGGTGGCACTGGAGAGTTGCACCACGCCTTTCTGGTTGGTGGTGCCGTTCTTGACGGAGATTTTGCCGCCGCTGACATCCACATTGGTGCCAACAGTCACGCCTCCCTTGACGGAGGCGCTGGCATCCGGCAGGGTGTAGTTGTTGGCGTTGGCCTCCACGCCGCCCAGCTTGGCCTTTTCCTCGTTGGTGTAGTCATTGGCACTCAGGCCCTTGCCCTCCACCTTGTCCACCTTAGTGGTGTCAGAGGGGTGCACATGGTCACCACGGGCAAAAGCGGTTTCCGTACCAGCGGCAGCGGTGCCGTCCATCTTGGGCACGGTGCTGGATGCGGCAGCGCCCTCCGGCACATCCTTGGCAGTGATGAAACCGCTGTCATTGGTCAGATCAGAGGTCTTGCTGGGTAGCTTGATGTTGGCAATGGCCGTGGCCACATAGGTCTTGACCTTACCCCACAGGTAAAGTACACCATTTTCATCAAGCGCTTTCTTGCTGTTTGCCATTTTGGCTGTCCTCCTTATATGAGTAGTTTTTCAAGCTCCAGGTTTGTGATGGGCAGGATGTCTGCGTCACTGCCAGGAGCGCCCTGGGGGCCTTGGCGGCCCCTCAAATTGACAGGCTTGGGGTTTTCTTTGTTGCCGTCATTGGTCCAGCTCAGGGTGCACTCATCGCCCTCCACAGAGGGGTAAAAAGTGGTGCCGTCAATTCCTTGCTTGCCGGTGTTGACATACTGCACAGAGCCAAAGCTGGCGTGCATCATGCCGCCGGTGGAGAGCTTGACCGCAATGACCCTGGGCGTGGTTTCAAAGTTTACTGCATAGGTCACATTAGATCACCCCGTCCTTGAATATCTCCCCCACATTGACCCGCATGGGCTCACTGGCAATGGCGTTGTCCAGATTGTCCCGCAGGCGGAGTTGCACCCAGACAGGCTCAAGCTCCGAAAAGAGGAGCGTGTCCTCCTGGGAAAGCGGCAGCGTGATGATGCCGTTTTCTTTGTCATAGGTGACAGCAGTGAGGTCCTTTTCCAGCACAGTTTGCCTGTTCTGCTGAAAAGTGATATACAGGGCAGATATAGTGATTGCCTCCGGCAGCTCAAAGGTCAGCACAGGGTTTGTGCCTCTCCGCATCTTGTTCACCTCCGCATCTTAAAACTCAATTCGGCCAAGTTCCTCATTCCATACGCCGGTGACCACTACATCTGTCAGCGTAACAAAGGTGACCTCAAAGCTGCTGCCGGTGACATTGGTGCCATATTTCAGCTCCAGCGTCTTGAGGCGGCTATCCAGCCCCGTGAGGTCCACACGGATGCTGGCGTGCGCTGTGTCGGAGTTGTTATGCTCATTCACAGCGCCCCCCACCAAAGCGTTGACCTCCGGCTTGGTGTAGACATCGCCCTGCTGCACAGCATTGAGCGCCAGCGCCCGGATGTCGGAGTGGCTGGTGCCGTTGGTGTTGTGCTCTGCCAGGGCGCTCTCCATCTCCGCCCGGCTCACCGTGTCCAGGGCCGGGGTGATGGTGAAACTGACAACGGAGGCATCCGCTACCACGATGTGCATAATCATGGTGAGCTTGCCGGACACGCCGCCATCCGTGGACACCTTTTCTGTGTCGGGGGTGTTGCAGATGGCAATGAGCGTGCCGTCATCGTCAAAGAGGCCCATCTCACGGATGGTGAAACCACCCACGCTGTCATCAATGGTGATTTTCACATCAATCATGTTGGCGTTGGTGGTGCTGACTGCGGCGCTGGCCACATCGCCCTCCCACTTTTTGCCCCGGAGGGCGGTCTGGGCCACGGTGGGCTCATAATACTCACCGCCGCCGTCACCGGCAGCAGCAGTCTTGATGTTGACCTTGCCGCCGTTCAAGATGCACTTGGCGATTAGCGCAGCGCCCGCCGTGGTGATAACGGTGCCATAGTTTTTGGTTTCATTGGGCATAGTGCTTTTTCCTCCTATTCTTGTGGGTAAATCTCCACAGTGTTGTGATACTCCAGAGCGCCCACAGCAATGGACTTGCCGGTGCTTTCCATCTCATGGACCATCATGGGCCAGATGTTGACCTCATCCTCATACTCGGTGTAAACGCCGCAGGTGATGGTGCCGTATGACTGCAAAAAAGATGTCATCAGCACCCGCATGTTGGCCGGGCGCACCATGAGGAGCATGTCCAGGATTTCCGCCGCCAGGGCATCCGCATCCGGCAGGACGGTGTAGTCAAGCTGAATGTTGATGGTGTAGTCCACAATGCTCTCCTCATGCCCCAGCTCACCGCAGAGGCCGGTGAGCCAGTTCTTGAGCCAGGGCAGAGTGTAGGGCAGCTCCAAGTTCCACAGGGCCTTGATGCGTGCCTTGCGGACCTCCAGCGTGTCCGTGTCTTTGGGGCGGATATTCAGCTCACGCTCCCACACGGCCACGCCGCTGGCCGTTGCCGTGTCCAGGAATTGGTTGGCAAGGACCAGGGCCAGAGCGTCCCACGCAATGGAGATTTCCGGCTCGTTTGCGGCATTGATGGCTTGAAACTCAAGCACCTCACGGAGCACCGGGGGGAGGTAGTCAAGGAGCTTTCTATCCATTGATGTCCCCCCTCACCGGGATGCTGTCCGCACCCAGCACAAGGTTTTCCTCCTTGCCATTGATCTGCGTGTCAGCAATGTCCGTTATCATGTCGGGGCACTCGGAGAGGATGCGGCTTTCAATCTGGGAGATACGGACGGTCAGGTGGTCCGAAGTGGCCCAGGTGCCCGCCAGCTCTGCAAAGTAGCCGTCAATGACGGCCTCCACATAGCTTTTGATGGCCTCCCAGTTCCAGCCGGAGGCATAGGTCAGATTGAGCGTGATGCTCACCGGCACCGGCTCCACACCGGTCACATGGACCACATGGCCGATGGGGGCAAGTCCCAGACCCTCCCCGGCGTTCTCGGTGGGGTCCACTGCCGTCTGCACCTCATCAATGAGGGTTTCAGAGGGGGCGGTGTTATTGGATGCCAGCAGCACCAGCTTGACGGTGCCGCCCACCGTCAGCTTTTTGTTGAGCGCCGCCGTGTAGACGGCGGTGAGCCAGGCCGCCACGGGCTCACTGAGCCCCGCAATGGCGCTGGTGTACCATGCTGTGACAGTAGCATCCGGGATGAGCGTGGACGGCGCAATGTCCCCGTTCCAGACCGGGTGCACCTTGACGGCGGAGATGCCGGGCATGGCTTTCACCTTTTCGATGTAGTCAGCCTGGTTGCCGCCAAAGGCCTGGGACTTGAAGCTGTCAAGGACACGCTGGCGGAAAACCTCCGTGTCCTCCTCATCATCTCCGGGGATTAGCAGCTCCACCAGCTCTGCATGGGTCAGCCCGTCCACATACTCAATGGGGATGAGCTGGCCGGTGTAGCCGTTGGCCTGGGCCCCTGCTGTTTCGCAGGTGACCCGGTGGCTCAGGCCGGTGGCGGTGTCCTCGGAGGTGTCCATGCGGGCCGTCACCACAAAGTTTAGGTCCTCGCAGGAGAAACGGGTGCCCACCGGCACCTCAATGTTAAACTCCGCCCGGAACACTGCGGCGCTGGGCGGGTAGGGGCTCATGTTACGGTCAGCGGCCCGCTTGATGAGATATTCACGGGGCGCTGTTGCCAGGTATGTGGCGGTGAAAACGAAGTCCAGCCCAATGTAGAGCTGGGCCAGCTCCGCCATGGACGGAGCCACACCGTTCATCACCATGGAGCCCTCCCGCTTGTCGATGCCGGAGGACACCCTGGCCAAGGCGCTGGCCAGCAGCGCCTCATAGGTCTTGGTTTCAAACATGGTTAAATCTCAACCTCCTTTGTGGCCTCCAGCTCTCCATAAATGGTGTAGACGGTAAAGCGGACCAGCACGGACTTTCTACCGGTTTCAAAGGTCCAGTCATCCACGCCGGTGATGCGGTCATCCTGCATCAGGGCATCCGTGATGCGCCTTTTCATCTCACTCATGGCGTAGTCCATAGGTTGGCCGATCAGGTCAACCAGCTCGGAGCCATAATTGCGGGAATAGATGGGGTAGGCGTAGCGCTCCACATTGAGGATGAGATAGACCGCTTGGCGCAGGGCCTCCCGCTTGTCGGTCATGCCCGCCACCCGCTGCCCCTCAATGTCCAGCTTGTGAGTATAGCTGGGCTGCTCCTCCAGCTCAAAGCCGATGAGGTCAAGGTTTTCTCCAGTTGTCGGTAGCGTTCCCATCAAGGTGCCTCCCATCTGTCCAGGACAATGTATTTTTGCCCGCCATCACAGGAGATGAGGATGACCTTTTCCCCTGCCTTGAGGGCCAGGTGCACCTTAAAGGTTTTCCTGCCCTTGTAGGCGTGCTGGTGGGCGGCAAAAGCGGCCTCTCCGCTGCCGCCGCTTTGGCTTTCCGTCTGGTGGTCCACCGTCATGTCCACATTGAAGTCCCGGACATTGTTGGTGAGGATGAGCTGGGCCTCCGTCAAGGTCTTTTTCTGGTCCACCTGGATTTTCAGCGGGGAGGCGGATGTCACAGTGCCAAAGCTCACGGCCATGGGGCCGTCCGCCTTGACCGCCTCCACCGCCGCCTGTTTCACAGCACGGACCAGCTCATTGATGTCAAGCGACAAATGTACCACCTCGCATTTTGAGCTCCATGAGGTGCTGCCCATCGTTGAATGTGTGCTTGACCTGTTCGGCCATGAGGTAGTTGGACACATTGATGTCACCCAGGCCCAGCATGACCACCAGCAGCGTGCCCGCCCTCACACGGATGTCACCAAGGACATCCTGGAGCTTGAGGGTGCGGGTCTTGGTGTTGTAGAGGTCCAGGAGAGCGTCCGCCATCGCCTTGGCGTTGGCCTTGCTGTCCAGTTTCTCATAATATTGCAGGACACCCCATTGATTGATGTGGGAGCCGTCCTGGGCAATATAGATTTCCCGCTTGCCGGTTTCCTTGTTCTCATAGGAGAGCTTGATTTTGTCATAGGTCTGGGTGGCAATGGAGCTCTTATAGTCGTAGTCACCGGCGGTGTCCTCATCCACAAGCATGTTGAGTTTCATGTTGCCCAGGCTCTTGAGGGTCAACTTTCCAGCATTGTCATAGAGCACATACATCTGCCCGGTGGCCTTTAGGGTTTCGTCCAGGGCGTTTTGGATGATGTCAAACAGGGTTTGATTGTCCTCCACACGGCTGGCGATCTTGTAGCCCGTGTCCTCAAGCTCTCCCACATTGAGCTGGAAGTCCTCCGCCACCATTTTGATGACCTCAGAGGCCGTCTTGTTGGTGTAGACATAGGTATCTTTATTCTTGAGGTAATAAAGCTGGTCATACACCACGCACTTGATGACATTGGGGTTGTTGCCCTTGCGGGATTTCTCAAAGACAAAGCCATAAAAGACGGGGGTGCCGTCCACGGAAAAACGGCATGGGTCGCCCTCTTGAAAGCTCAAGCCGGGTGTCTTGACCACCTCGGCAATGAGCTTTCCCGGCTGTCCTTGGCGCTCCCACTCAATGCTCACATTCTCCACCACGGGGGGCAGCATGATGGTCCCCTGGTGTTGTATCAGCAGCTCATAGGTCATGGGATGGTGAGCACCTGCCCCACATAGATGAGGTTGGGATTGCTGATTTTGTCCGTGTTTGCGTTGAAAATCTTGTTGTAGTCGGCCCCGTTGCCGTAATACTTGGCGGCGATGGCCCACAGGCTGTCACCGGCCTTGACCGTGTAGGTCTTGGCCGTGGGGGCCGTGCTGGCGTCCCGCTCCTTTTCCACCGTCACGGTGGGCGTGGTGCTCTCCGCCTTGGGCTCCTCCACGGTCACGGTCTTTGTGCCGTAGTCCCGCCATTGCTTGAGGTTGACATCCACGGCCACATCCAGGCCCTTTTTGCCGTCCTCGGTGATGTTGTAGTCCTCCACGCTCACCTTGATGTTGGTGTCAAAGAGCATCCCCCCGGAGGGGGACATCCGCACCAGCATGAATTGGGTGGTTTCCTTGTTGGCTTTCATCTGCTCCAGCAGTCCCAGGTAGTAGTCCGGGGACCGGGAGCCGGTGAGCATGGGCAGGTCAAAGGGGACGGTGAGCTCCGTGAGGCCGGGGGCCCGCAGGAAATTGACCTCGCCCTCATTCAAGAGGACCAGGGTTTTGTTTTTCCCCTTGATTTTCACCTGGAGCTTTTCTGGGGTGGGCCAAAGGGCCCCGCCCAGATAGCAGGTGTAACTCATCTTGTCACCCTCCTTTTTTCCATTGGAAAAAACTCCGTGTTTCCGGCATGGGGCAGGGTCTACGCATGGACGCCCTCCGCCGCCGTCAGCAGGGCCTCTGTAAAGCCGTCTGTGAGGGTGGAGATAACGCCGTCCAGATCGGCACCGCCCTCAATGCGGTTGGTCATGCCGGTCATATCAATGCGGACCTCCGCCGTGGTGAAACGGTTGATGGCGTCCCGCTCCGCAATGTCCCGCAAATACTCCAGCTCCTCCGTGGAGGTGCTGAGGGCGTCGGCGGCGGCCCCGGTGTTGGCGGCGGTCTGCCCGGTGTTGCCCAAAAGGTCATCCATGGCAAAGTCACCATATCCGCCGGTGCCCAGGCCGCTTGCTCCGTAGTCCGTAGCAGCGCCCAGGTCCATATCAAACAGGCCGTCCACGGCGTCAGAGATGCCGCTGGCCACGCCGTCACCCCAGTTGGCTCCAGCGTTGAAAGCGTCCCCCACCCAGCCGTCCTGCCAGGTGTCAAAGGTGCTCATGCCCTCATTGAAAGCGTCCCCGATGCTCACAAAGTCCTGGATGTTGCCGGAGGCCTCCGCCGCCTTGGCGGCGTAGTCGCTGGCCGCATTGGTGATGCCGGAATAGTCAAAGTCCACAAAGGGCAGCTTGTTCAAGGCCTCACAGATACCGGCCACAACGGTGAGCGCCGTGGAAAGCAGGTTGTAAAACCAGGCCTGCACGCCGGAGATGACATTGCCAAAGGCGATGCCGATATTTTGAGCACAGGCTCCCAGGGCGTTCCAGATGCCCAGGGCGATGTTGGCGATGGTCAAGCCCAGGTTGACAAAGAATTGCACCACCACATTGATGCCGCCGCAGATGACGCCAAAGCCGCTGTTGGCGATGCCGGTAAACTTGGCGATGGCCGAACAGGCGGCGTAGATGGCCGCCACAAGGGCGATGACCAGCACCACAATCCAGGTGATAGGACAGGCCAGCAGGGCCGCATTGAGCCCGTACTGAGCCGCTGTCTGGGCAAAGGTGGCCCCGGTGCTCATCATCAATGCCGCCGCTTTCACGCCCTCAGCCAGCGCCATGGCGGCGTTGATGCCGTTGGTGATGAGGGCCACGGCATTGTAGGCGATAAAGGCGGCCACCAGGCCATACACAATGGGGCTAATCCAGCTCCAGTTGTCCACCACAAAGGATGCACCGTTGATGAGGAGGTCCAGGACGCCGGTGGCCACACTGGCCAGCATGGCCAGCCCGTTGATGGCTCCGTCAATGACCGTGTTAAACTGTGCGCTGTTGGCCACTTGATTGAGCCGTGTGAGCACGGGCTCAAAGGCCGCCAGGGCCGTGTTTTGCATCTTGGTGCAGATTTGGGCCCAGGTCATGGGCATACTCTCAAACTTGGCATTGGTTTCATCTGCCACAGAGAGGAGGGCGTTTTTCACCACGTCTGCCGTGATGAGGCCCTCCTCCGCATAGGATTTGATGGAGCCCTCCGCCACGCCCATGTAGCTCTCAATGGCACGGGCGATGCCGGGAGCGTTCTCCAGGATGGAGTTTAGCTCCTCACCCCGGAGAGCACCGGCGGCCATGGCCTGGGTGAGCTGGAGCATGGCCGCAGACTGGCCCTCCGCCGTAGCACCGCCGATGACAAATTGCTTATTGACTTGCTCCATAAAAGCGATGAGCTCATCATTGCTTTCAAAAGCCCGGCCAGCGTTTGCGCCCATGCTGGCAATGGCGGAGGCGGTGTCCAGGTAGGCCGCCCTGGAGCGCTGGGCAGATGCCATGATTTTCTGCTCCAGCTCATCCACAGAGCCCCCGTCATCCACAAGGAAACTGAGGCGGGCCGTGGTGCTGGTCAGCTTATCAGACAGCCCCAGGAGCGCTTTTGCGCCCGCTCCGGCGGCCAGCGTGGCCACAATGCCTTTGACCTTGCCCAGCAGCCCATCCGCAGCGCTCGTGCCGTTGCGGAGGCCCTTGTTGAGCACTTCCTCCTGTTGAGCCGCCCGGCGGTAGCCCTCCGCCATGTCATCAACCTCACGGTTGGCCTCCACAAGCGCAGCTCTGGCCGCCTGGATTTGAGCCGTGTCCACAGCCCGCCCGGAGGCACGCTGGACCTGCTCAAAGGCATTGAGGGTGGTGTTGAGCGCCGTGTTGATTTTTCTGAGCACGCCGCTGATGCCATCATTTAGGACCATCTGGGACCTGATTGTTGCCACGGTTTCACCCCCTTTTTAAGAATTAGGCCCCCGCCATACAGCGGGGGCCCCGGTTTACTTCCGTTTTGATTTGCCTTTTCTCATTTTGCTTTTCAGTTCTGCCTCCCGTTTCTTTTCGTCCTCGCCCCGCACCTGGATGGATGCGATGACAAAGGCCCGCTCCTTGACAGGCAGGTCTAAAAACTTGGACGGCTCCCAGCCAAACTTTTGCAGGCAAAAATGGGCAAAATTGGCCTCCGGGTCACCGTCCAGAATTAGTTTTTTGCCTCGGCCACCACGTCATCATCGGTCTTGAAACCGTTGACCTGGAAAACCTCCGTGACATAATCGTCAAACTCGCCGCCAATGAGCAGCTTGCCAATCAGCTCCTCCGGCTTGGCCACGCCCCAATCATTCTGGAGTGCGGCGTTGTTGAGGTCCGGGAACACGGTGCAGCGGGCCGCCACCTTTGCCTGGAAAGTGTAGGTGTCAAGCTGCTGGGTGTACTGGCCTTTCTTGCCGGGCACGGGGACCTGGCGGATGCAGGCGGAGCGGATGCGGGCGTACTCATCGGCGGAGATGCAGCAGATTTCCCACTCCATGGGCTTGCCGTCCTCCCCCTTGATACGGGGGGAGGCGGCAAACTTGTGGTTTTCAATCTGCTCGACATTGGCACGCATGAAAGCGGACAGGTTACTCATGGATTTTTTCCTCCTTGTGTGTTATGCGGCCTTACATGTAGGCCGGGTTGGTGTACTGTTCGGGACGGGTAAAGCTGTCACAGTAGCCCTCAATAGACTGCTCGACAAAATCACCCTCCGCATTGAACATGGACAGCAGCACATCACCGTCCAGGATGCAGTTGTTGTAGATTTTGGTGCTCCGGCCCACGGTGGTGGCGGGGTCATCGTTGGAGGTCTGGATGTCAAAGGTGGGCATCACGCCGGTCTTGATGAAGTCCTCCACCACCTTGTCAAAAATCTCCGTGCATTTGTAGATGGTCATGGAGAAAGACAGGGCAACGGTCTGGGCCTTGTGGCCCACCACAACACCGCCCAGCTTGTAAACCTCAGCGGTGTTGACGGATGCCGTGCCCTCAAACTCCTTGGCCATGAGCATGGAGTAGCGGGTCCCGTCAATGGTGACAAAGCACTCCGCAAAATTGGCGCTTACAGCGTCCTGGGTGTTCATGGTCGGCTTGGACATTTTCCTTTCCCTCCCTTACTGGATAATCACGCTCATGTAGAGCTGGGCCATGGCGTTGACCACATTGAGCCCGTTGACGATGCAGAGGACGGCTTTCTTGCTGTCACCCTGCTCACAGGTCACAATTTCCGGGTCAAAGTTCTCCACGGCCCGGATGTCATCAAGCTGCTGGATGAGCTTGGTGATGTCCCCCCACAGGGAGGAGCGGCCAGAGGCGTCATTGGGCACGGTGCCCAGGTACTTTTGGCCGAACAGCACCGCCACATCATTGGCAATCTGGTCACACACCCGGATGGTCTGGTTGCTCTGGAAAATCTCCCCCTTGGTGTCGGACAGAGTGAGCAGGGTGTTGATGTCCTCCAGCACCCGCACATCACCATTGACATTGTGGAAGATAAACTTGCCCGCCTTGAGGGCCGCCTCCAGCTCCGCCTGGGTGTAGTCGGTATTGATGGTCAGCTCACCATCATACTTGAAATTGGTGAGGGACTTGTTGACCGCACAGCCCGCCTCAGCACCGGCCACCCAATACACCAGGGAATGGGTGGGCACGCTGGCAATGGTGGGGTGGGTCACGGTGTTCCACACGCCAATGATGCCCTCATAGTCCGCCGTGCTGGGCTGCCAGGCCACAAGCTGGAATTTACTGCCCACCTCATCCCGGACACGGCTGCAAAACTGCTGATAGAGCCGGACGGTGGTGGCGTCCGATGCCGGGCAACACAGAGCGTTGTAGGCATAGGGCTCAATCTTGTCCAAAAAGGCTTGGTGGGCCTCGCCGTTGATGGTGGTGGCATCCGCCCCGTTGGTCAGAGGCATCCCGGCAGATGCGGACAGGGTGGCCTCCGTCTTGAAGTCCACCCAATCGTTGCTTACCAGAGCCTCAGCATCCTCAACGGTCTGGGTGTCAGCGGCCACGCCGTCCACATAGGTGGTCACATCCCACAGGTCCGGCTCATCCACATTGGCGGCCACCACAATGGTGATGTCGTTGCCTTTCACGCCGCCATACTTAGCCGTGGCCAGGGTGTTGGAGGCCTTGACGGCCCCGGAGCCCAGGCGGTAGCAGTAGACGGTGGTGGCGTGGGTGAAAATCTCCCGCAGGGGGAGCATCTTGGGGTGGTCGTAGGCATAGCCGAAAATGGTTTTGCTGTTCTTCTGAAACTCCCCGGAGGTGACGGCGAAAACCTCACCCTCCGGGCCCCAGCTCAGCTCAAAAGGCGCTGCCGCAAAGCCTCTGTCAGAGAGGGTAGCGGACGCCCTGGGCACACTGGAAAAATTGACATAGTAACCGGGCAGGACCTTGTTTTGGACCTGCCAGGTGCCGCCGCCCAGCGCCATATTAGTTCACCTTTCCTTTCATGTACTTCTCAATCAGCCCGTCCACCTCATTCAAGGTGTAGGCCTTGCCGTCCTCCAGCAGAGCCCGGATGAGGTCCCGCCGGTTGGCATATCGCTTGGAGGCCACAAGCTGCTCCTTTTTGTAAGTAGCGGCCCCGGTGGCCTTTTCGCTGTTCGTGGTCTTGGCTTGCGCCATGTTTATCCCTCCATTTCAATATCAAGGGTTTCCATGAGGACCGGCTCCTGGGGGATGTAGGCGTGGTGGTCATAGCTCACCAGCACATGCAGGACGCCCTCCTCAATGGTCCATTCGCAGTTGGTGCAATGGATGAGGTCCCCCTCCGGGGTGGTGATGTCCCGCAGGAGCATGGTGAGCTGATCTGCCACCTCGCAGCACTCCGCCACCCCCACCTTGGGGTAGTAGATGACATCCAGGGTGGGGGTGCGGAGAAACCGCTCTCCCACCTGCTTGCTCTGCCCAGCGGAGGGCATGACCACATTGAGGTCCCCAGGGTTGAGGCCCTGCTTGACATTCCCGCCGTGTACCTGCACAGCAGGAAAAGCGGCGTGCAGCGCAAGGCTCACGCCGTCATAGATGCTCTTAAAACTGATTTCAGACATTGAAAGCCTCCCGCAGCAGCGCCTCCAGCTTTTTCTCAATGACGGCGGGGGCCACCCGCTCAAGGTCCTTTTCAGACAGGGTGAGGAAATACTGCCCGGCCACCCAGCCGCCTCCGCCACGGGTGCGGTGTCCAAACTCCACATAGCTGGCATAGTGGACGGGGTTGATGACCTCGATGTAAAAGGTCCGTCCCCGCTTGAAAACCGGCAGAGCGTTGGCGTAGGCGGCGGGGTCTACTTTCCCGCCGCCCGCCGCCTCCTGCTCGGTCCGGGCGGTCCAGCCCCGGCGCAGGGTGCCGCCCTTTTTCCCGCTGCTCCGGGGGTATTGCCCCACCGGGGTGCGGGGGATGACCAGGGCCAGCAGCCGGGCGGCCAGCTCTTTGGACACATCCTCACAGAATTTGTCCAGGTCCATGTCCTGGAGCTTTTGCAGGTTATCCCGTAGCTTTTGGAGCTGCTTGTAATCGACATCGCCCCACCGCATTAGGCCCACTCCTTGAACAGCTCCAGGGGGACCTCCTGGTGGCAGGTGTAAACGGCAGGTTTGCCGCTCCGCTCATAGTCACGGGTGACGCCGTTCTGGGTCACCGTGATTTTAGAGCCCTCCGGGATGTCCACGGACGGGTCAATGTAGAGCGTCACCGTCTGGGCCACCAGGGCCGCCTCCTCGGTGGGTTCGGTGCTCTTGACGGTCTGGTGGGAAATGCGGCAGGGTAGGCCGGAGGCCGTCACTTTCTCCACCGGCTCCGTGCGGCCATTGGCAGGGTTGAGCACACCCTGCCGCACGGTGATGGTGGCCAGGCCGGTCCAGAGGCTCTGGATGGCCTTTTTGTAGGCGGCGGGGACTACCATCTCAGCCTCCGAAAAGCCGCCAGGGTGCTCTCTGCCGGGTGCATGAGCTGGGCCAGCATGGCGTCAAAGCGGCTTTCCGCATTGCTTGCACCATCACTGGCCCCGGCAAAGGTCACAGAAATGTCCCCCTCCGTGATGCTCTTGGCGGGGGCGTTGAAGTCAAAGCCCTCCAGCCCGTCAAGCCCTCCGGCGGCTTTCTTATCAAACAGGAAATGACCGGCCACCATGTCCACAAGGGTGTAAAAAAGAGGAGGCGGGAGCTTTCGGTGGTTGATGTTCGCCAAAAGCTCCGCCTCACACTTGCGGATGGTGTATTTAAGGCCGGTTTCGTCAGCGTCCGTGACAGTGTAGCCCAGCATGGCCAGCCGGTCCACCACGGCCTCATATACGCCCTCCATGTCCTTAGCCTCTGGAGAGGATGCGGGCAATGGGGATGGCCTTGTGGGCAATGTAGGAGCGGTCGTTTTCCTCCTCCTCGCCGGAGTGGACCAGGCACCAGTTGGCACCGTTGGCCAGCTCTGCATCCGTGGGGGAGAGAGTGGTCTGGCTTTTCTTTTCGTAGGAGATGCCAAAGGGAGAGAACACCTTGCGCTGGCGGGTGTAGAGGGTGTCCACACCGCCGTCCGTCTTGGGGTCACGGGCCATTTCATAGGGGACCTTGGCACCGATGTCCTCAAAGCTGATAGCGCCCTCGCCCAGCACATAGGTGGTGTAGCGGGTGCCGGGGACCACATAGCTATCCGCCGCAGGGGTGCCCTCCCCAAAGTAGGGGGTGACCTCCGCCTGGTTGATCTGGCCGTCAGTAGCGCCGGAGGCCTTGACCTGGAGCGCCCCCTCATCGGTGGAGGCGGCGGGGAAATAGCCATCCTCGGCGGGCATCCCGTCATCCACCACAACAATCTTGCCATTCCAGGAGTAGAGGGTGAGGTCACGGGTCACGCCGTCCTTGTCGGTGTACTTGAGGGCGGTGAGCAGGTTGAGGTTTTCCAGGTTGGTGGCGGGAACAGAGTGCATGAACACAAGAGAAAACTTCTTCTTGCGGTCACCACAGGCCTGGGCGGTGGCGCTGTTCATAGTGGTGGCCTCCATGTTGCCCGCCACCTCATAGGTGTGCTTGGCCACAAACTCAGCGCTCTGGCCGCCGGTCATGGCAAAGACGCCCTTGAGAACGGCCAGGATGGTGTCCTGGTCAATGTCCTGCCAATACTCGGAAACCTGCTGGGCCACATTGTCCATCCAGTCAATGCCGCCGGTGATGTCAAAGGAAAAGTCCTTTTCAGTCCAGGCCTTGGCACGGCCAATGACCACCACGCCCTGCTCAAAGGTCTTGGTGGAGGTGGCGGTGATGTCGGTCTGGCCGTCATAGTTGACGGCATCGCCGTCCAGCAGGCCCCGCATGGCGATGCGGGCATAGCCGGTGCCGCCCTGGGTGCTGAACACATCCCGGATGTCGGGGTTGCCCGCCAGCGCTCTGGACTTCCGCATTTCATTGAGGCGGGTGCGGGGGATGCGGTCCACCGCATACTTGAAAGCCTGGGGATTGAAAGACTTGGCGTCAAACTTGGTGTTAGGCATAGTTCAATCTTCCTTTCTGCAAATTAGTTGGTGTTGGGCTTGCGCTTGCGGCCCCTGGGGGCCTCTTTGGTGCCGGTGGTATCATCACCCTCCGGCTCATCCTCCGGGCCGTCCTGGGCCGCCCCTGTGCCCGCAGGGGCCAGACGGTCCATGACTTCCTGGACAATGGCCTCCGCAAGCTCCTGGGTCAGCCGGATGGCCAGCTCTTTGGCCAGGGCGTCCGTCAGCTCTTTCACGGAGGAGATGTTGTCCGCAATGTACTGCACCACGGCCTCCTGGGTGCGGGGCAGGGATGCGGCGGGCTTGCCGGTCAGCTTGGCCGCCAGATTTCTCAAGGCGTCCTCAAAAGACACGGCTTTGGCAGGGGTTGTGATGTTTCGCATGTTGTCACCTCATTCCAGCTTGGCGTCCGGGTTTTCGGCCAGGAAAGCCGCCAGCTCGGAATAGGACATCTCAGAGGGCTTTTTCCCCTCGCCGGGTTTCCGCCCGGTGTCGGGGTCGCCGGGTTTCCAGCCGGTCAGCTTGGCCCCGGTGCTCCCAAAGAGAAAGTCCGTGTTGGCGTCCTTTTTCATGGCCTCGATTTTGGCGGCCAGGGTGATGCTCTCATTGTTCACCTTGGCCACCACCTTGCCGTCCTCAATCTTGGCGTCCTTGAGGTAGTCGGCCAGGAGAGCCCGGACAGCGGTGTTGTTCTTGGCTCCGGCGGCGGTGAGTTCGGCGTCCACGGCGGCAGTCAGCCGGATAGTGGCCAGCTCTTTCTCATAAGCGGCCTTGTCCGCCTTGTTCTGCTGCTCCAGTTCGCCAATCTTGCGGGTCAGCTCTTCGTTGTCGCCAGCGGACTTTTTCAGCTCCTCAAGCTGCTTGGCGTGTCCCTTGGCGGCCTCCTCAAGCTGGCCCACCTGGGCCTCCAGCTCCTTGACACGGGTGTTTTTGGCGTTGAAGTCCGCACGGGCAACAAAGTCCCTGCCAATCGCCTGGCAGGCGGCGGCATCCATGTCCTCCGTGTAGGCATCGCCAATGATTTCCTTGAGCCATAAAAGTTTCATGTTGCGTTACCTCCTGTTATCTGCTTTCCTTGTGTCCGGCCAGTCCCGGTATGGCAGCGCCCCTGTTGGTTTCCGCCGGGGCCCGGCGGTATTTGGGTATGAAAAAAGCACCGTGCTTTTCAGCACGATGCTTTTATCATCGGGTCAGTAAAGGATGTCTGGGTCAATATCCAGCTCATCCAAATTGGTCCAGATAGAGGGGAGGGCGTCCTTGCCCCCCTCCAGAGCCGTGAGCAGGTCCTCTTTGGTGTAGCCGTCCGGGGGGCCGTAGGCGGTCCCGTTGGCGTCCAAATACACCAGGCCGGGGCCCGGCTCATCCCCCACAAAGCGGCCCCCAAAGGCCTGCTCATAAGCGGTGGCGGCCTCCTGGAGCTCCGGGTTAGTTGTTACATCGGAATATTTAATCATGGCGTTGTCACCCCTTTCAGCAGTTTCTCAAACTCCGCCAAAGCGGTGGGAAAGTATTTCTGCATCAAAGCGTAGCGGTCAGCATCGAATTGAGCGGCAAACATGTGGGCAAAGGCCTCTTTCTCCAGCATCCCGGAGTAGGTCCAGTAGCGTGTGTTCCAATGGCCGTATGTGCCAGCGCACTTGTTGCGGGACATTCCGCCGAACAGATCGGAGATTGCATTGGGCAGCGCCCCACGGAGCTCCTGAGAGATGATTGCATAGGCATCCGTCTTTCTCTTTGTGCCGTGGGCTTTCATGGTAGCCTTGACATAGGCCTCAAAGTCCTTTTTCAAGGCATCGCCAAAGTCTGGCGTCTGCATGGATGTGTAGCCGCTCCCGGCGCACGACATAAAATCAATATAATGGCCGTGTTCATGGAAAAAGGTTGTTGCTGGACCTCTGGGGTCCGTCATGTCGTTGGCAAAATTCATTTTAACCTTTTGGATGCGGCTGTCAAAATGCGGCGTGCCGGAGAAAGCCCCATCCGCAACGGAGCCGGGCTGGACATAGCGCTCAAAGACAGCCTGGGCCGTCTGATTGCCGGACGCATAGTGTTGCTCAAGGGCGTCCGTGTAGCCGTTGGGGGATGCGGGCAAGCCCTGCACAACACTCTGGAAATGCGTGGTTGCCTTTGCGGCCATTGTACCACTCCCGGAGGCCACCTGTAAACCAGGAGTAGGTCCCTGCACAAAGCTCTGCCGCCATTGGGCAAAGGTGGTGTTGGCCGGGACCTTTTTGGTGGTGCCATCCGGGTTGCGGGTCCAGCGCTCCCCCAGGCCCTCCATGTCCTCAAAGTAGGGGGCGGTGCAGCAGCGGCACCAGGGATGGAACGGCGGAGCGGTGAGCCCCACCTGGTAGTCTGACATCTTGAACACCTTGCCGTCCAGCGCCGAACACAGGCCGCAGGTGTCCCGGTCAAAAGAGGCCACAATCCTGTATTTCTCTACGCCCAGGGCGTTGAAACAGTCCTTTTGAGCGGCGCTGGAGAAATAGGCGCTTTCCGTCATCACCAGGCGGCCCGCCTTGGAGCGGGACACCTCAAACTGCTTGGAGATGGCGGAGATGGCCCGGTCTGGAGCCTCTCCCCGTATAATCATCTGGGTGAGCTGGGTGTTGACGCTGTTCACAAGGCTCTGCTTGTTGGTCCAGCAGCGGTCCCGGAAAGTCTGGCCGTCCGTGGTCCATGGCCGGGAGAGGACCTTGGTGATGGTCCCCTCATTGACGGCCTGCATGGTCCAGCCCACGCCCAGGCCCTTTTGGACCTCATAGGCCGTGTGGTAAAAGCTCCCGGTGTAGGATTGCCGGGCGGCCCGGTCTATGTAGTCAAGCTGATTGGAATAGAGGAGCTCTGCCTGCTGCTGGAGCTGGATTTTGAGGGCATCCAGCCGGGAGATGTGGACCCTGGCGCTGGCGTTCTCCAGCTCTTTCATCCAGGCCCCGGTGAGGGCGTTTTCCTCGCCATGCTTGATGTAGTCCTCAACCGTCCAGCGAAACTCCGCCAGCTCATCACTGTTGAGTAGCCGCTTGGCATCTGCCAGGGTGATGTCATTGTTGGCAGCAAAGCGCCTGTACCATGCGGACATCTGGCGCTCAATCTCAGCCTCAGCGGCCCGGAATTGGGCATCCAGGTTTTCCACATAGGAGTATGACTGGTCCAGCAGGGCGTCCTCCATGTTTTTCATGCGCTGGGCCCAATAGTCCGCATTGCGCTGGAGGTTATTCCTGGGCATCGCCGTCACCGCCGTCCTGGCCGGTCACGGGGCTGCCGGAGCCGTCCCCGCCGTTCTGCCGGTTTTTCATAAAGGCGGCCTGGTAGGGGTCGGCCATGGCCTCCTCCTTTTCGTCCTTGATGCGCTGGAGCTCCTGCTCCGGGTCGCTCACCCAGGGGTGCATTTTCACGATGGTTTCATCAGAGAGGATGCCCACAGAGTTCTTGCAGTTGTTGATGGCCTCCGTTTCATTGATGAGGACATCCCGGTCAAAGATGACCTTGACCTCCGTGCCCTCAAAACTCCCCCGTCCCGTGTTGGCCAGGTGCTGGTTGACAAACCAGAGCAGCTCCTCCATGGAGGCCTGAAACTCCATTTCAATGCCGTTGGCGTCCAGGTCAATATCAGAATACATGCTCTGTATATTCATCTGGTTAGGGTTGCCGCTCATGCGGTCATCCTTGGCGTCATAGCCCCGGGCGTTCTCAATGATGGCATCCTTGAGCATAGAGAGCAGCACCTTGTAGTTTTCGGCGTTGACCTCAATCTGGAGGGTGTCCACTCCGCCCTCAGAGCCCTCAAAAGAGCGGACCTTGATGATGCCGTAGGTGGCCAGGTTAGCCCGGAGCCGCCCCAGGTCCTCCCCGTCATAGTTCTTGATGACCAGGATGGTGGAGTGGATGTCCTCCTCCATCTGGTTGGCAAAGTTGGAGATGATGTTGTTGTAGGCGTCTTGCAGACATTTTACCCTGGACAGGAGGGGGATTTCATGGTGGGAGCTCTTAAAGCACACCAGGGGGATGCGCTCCCAATTATAGCTGGTTTCCTTGCCTGTCTGGGGGTCCGTGGTGGTGATGTAGGGCCCGGACCGGGCAAAATCGTCCGGCTCAAGGGTCCCGTCATCCCGGCGGACAAAGCAGTCCACGCCGCCGCCGTGCATGACCTCCACCTTGACCACATCCCTGGTCTGTTCGGTTTCATCGTACTCCAGCACCACATAGACATGGACGGCGGCATCCAGGATGGTGTGGTCAGCATCCGCCCAAAAGGGCAGGACCTCATCCGCCGGAAAGCGCTGGAAAGCCAGCTCCCCGTTTTGGTCGTAGTAGGGAAACACCCAGCTCTTGCCGCCAATCCAGGCCCCCTCACCAATGTTGTGCATGGTCCGCTGAAAGCGGGACCCAAACACGGTGGAGAGAGCCGCAGCATAGGCCTTGTTCTCCGTGTCAAAGGAAAAAGGCCGCCCAAAAGAATAGTTGGTTTTCTGGTCCACCATCTTGGCATAGATGTTGTTGACCAGCCGGTTGTTGGGCAGGTGGTCCAGCACCTTGACCTTGCCGTCATCGTCCAGGGCAATGCGCTTGCGGCGGAGCACATCCTGGGCCCCGTCATAGTAGGCCTCACCCGCAAGCTGCCGCTTGCGCTCTTTGGAGCCCAGCCAGGCCGTGATTTCAAGCTCCAAAAAGCGCTTGTCCGTCATGCCCCGGCGGAAATTTGTGGCCGCCCTGGCCACGCAGTCATCCAGCAAATTAAGCACCACCACCGTGCATCACCTCCTTTGCTTGCAGATCGGATGGGGGGGGGGATTAAATCCAATGAGCCGGGCCTTGCTTTTCTCCAAGGTGAGGGTCTGCCCAGGGAGCTCCACCTCAATCCGCAAGGTGCGGTATGGCAGGCGCTCCGCCCATTGTTCGATTTTATTCAACACATACTGCTGCTCAAACATGGCACACCTCAAAAGCTGAAAAGTTGCGGCCCAAAAATCTTGTGGACAAAATAGCGCACATCATCCATGGCGTGGTCATTCTCCTTGATGGGCCGGTCCATGGGGGCCTTTTCGTCCCAGCGGTAGAGCCCAAACTCCCGGATGCAGTCCGTGCAGCCGGAGCAGATGAAGATGTCCCCGCTTTGGAGCCGGGTGGCCACATCCCGGATGCCGTCCAGAACGGCGTTGGAGGCCTTTTCCACATAAAAGCGGCCATGCCGCCGGATGGCCTCAATAAAGCTGGCCGCTGAGGGGTCCACGATGACGGCCCGGATGGGCAAGTCACCGGCCAGGCGCTCCAGCTCAAAATAGTGCTCCTCATCGGTGCGCTGGCGGCCCTCTTTGCGGCTGTCAAAGTAATACTCCCGCATACGATACCATTTCCCGGAGGCCCGGCCCCAGAGCCCCATGCTGGTGGGGTTTACGGTGCCATAGTCCACGGAGATGTAGTAGTGGTCATAGGGCCGGGGCACATCCGGCACCACATGAAAGTCCTTGTTGAACATGGTATAAATCAGCCCCTCCGCCACCACCCAGAGGCCCCGGATAAAGCGGTCATAAAACACGCCGGAGTATAGGCTCTCATACCTGGCCTTGACGGCGGCGGAGAGGCTGAGGTTGTCATCCATGGTGAAATGGAGGTGCAGCATGTTCCTCTTGCCTGCCTCCAGCACCCAGGTGAGATAAAACCAATGGCTGGGCCCCTCCGGGTTGCAGTTAAACCAGAGCTTGGAGCCCTCCACGCTGCACCGGGCACAGGCCTGCTCCACGAAAGAGCGGGGCATGAGGGCCACCTCATCCAGCAGGACGCCCGCCAGGGTGATGCCCTGGATGAGGGAGGCGCTGCTTTCATCCCGCCCGCCGAACAGGTAGAAGTTATTGGAGCGCCCGGCGGCGCTCACCACAATCTTGTTTTCGGTGCGGTATTCCCGGAAAGAAAACACCCCGGCCAGCCAGGTGGGCAGGTTGGTGGTCACATTGCGCCGCAGGCTCTCAATGGTCTTGCCGCACAAGGCAAAGTTTTGACCTTGAAAGCGACACATGGCCCACATGATAAAGCCCACCGTCATGGCCACCGTCTTGCCGGAACGGATGGAGCCGTCACAGATGATGCCGTCATAGTCCCCAAAGCCCGGCCTATTCCACCAGGTCATGGCCAGGTTTTGCCGGGGGCTCAATTTCTGGTATCTCATCCGTGCCTATCTCCTCTCTGGTGCTTTCCTCAATCACCTCAAAGATGTTGTTTTCCTGTTCATTGGCGGAGCCGTTGTTGGTGTCAAAGACGCCCAGGTGCTTGCCCAGCAGCTCCAGGGCCCTCACCTTGTCGTGGAGCTTGATTTCCGTGCCATATTGGCCCTCCTTGATGGAGGCAACGGCCTTTTTCTTTTCCTCCGGCACCTCATCGGTGGGGGTCAGCCGGACCAGGCCGTTGTGGGTGATGGTTGCAAAGTCGGTGCCGTTGGCAAAGGCGATGGCGGCCAGCTCCTCCAGCACCCGCTCCTGGGTGATTTCCAGCTTGCCCCGGAGCTTTGCCTGGCGCTTTTGGATTTCAGTGGAAACATGAGTTTTATTGAGTAGTTCAATCGCAATCCTGGACGCACTCTTTTCACTATACCCCGCCCGCTTTGCGGCGGCGGTGGCATTGAGGTCCACCAGGTACTCATCCACAAACCGCTTTTGCTTGTCAGTCAGCTTTGCCACACTCACCACCCCCAGAACATAGTAAAAGGCCGCCCTCCCCGCACAGGGGAAAGCAGCCCGAAAAATCATAGGCGAATGGCGGCAGGGGTCTGGTTTTCAGCTCCGTCACCCTGCCGCCACCCTCAAAGGAGGTAATACCATGATGAGGCATACACCCGCAGTTACATTGTAGCACACTATGTAGCGGACAAAACGGACAACTTGCTTTAGTTCCGTTCCAGATACCGTTGCACAGCTTTTCTGCATCCGTCCTCGGTATTCCCCCCGCCGATGCAGGCGGCCACCTGCCGCCAGGGGAGTCCATTGATAAACCGATAGGTGAAAATCTGCCGGAGGAGGCTGTCATCAATGCTGGAGATGTAGCGCTCCAGGCGGCTCCGCTCATAGAGGCATTGCTGGTGCTTGGCCTCAATAATGCCTCTCAGATCGGCAATCTCCGCCGCATACTCACCCACCTTGTCCTTGACGCCGGGAGTGTGAGGCATCCCGGTGAGGACCTGGGAGCCCGGCAGGGCCTTGACCTCCAGCTCTTGGAGGCGGCGCTTGTCCATCTCAATCTCCCGGTTGAGGTAGTAAAGCTGGGACAGTTCTTTTAGGGTCATGTGCTCAGTCCTCCGTTTTCTCTCCAGTCCACACCGGCTGGCAGTTGCCCTCACCCATCATGCACACCTTGGCGCACACCTTGCACGGGTCACCACCGGCCATGACAAAGTGCAGGTCCTTGATGGCCTTGCCCACCGTGCGCCGCAGGTCGGCCAGCTCCTCCAGGTCCTCCCGTGCGTAGGAATGGGCCTCAAGGCTGGCGATGTTCGCCGCCTGGTCCTCAATCTGCCGCTCCAGGGCCTCCATTTTCTGCCGGTCCACCTCATGCTGGATGGTCAGCCGGGCGTTTTCCCGGATGAGCTCATCACAATACACCTGGTCACCGTTCAAAATCACAGTTGGGTTATTCATGCCACACTCTCCTTTACCTTGCGTATTCTGGCCTTGAGGGCCCGCATGACAGCCTCATGGGTGTCTGCCCGGTCCCGTATGGTGGCCATGACATCCTCATCCTCACAGCCTTGCACAATGAGATAATGCACAAACACCTTTTCGTAGGGGGAGCCCTGCCGGTACAGGCGGCAGTTGCCCTGGTCGTTCAGCTCGAAACTCCAGTTTAAGCCATACCATACCACATGGCGGCCACCGGCCTGGAGGTTGAGCCCGTAGGCGCAAGAGGCCGGATGCACCAGCAGCACATCCACCTCTCCGGCGTTCCAGGCATCCTCATCCTCCACGCCCTTATACACCCGGACCCGCAGCTTGTCCGCCCGGCCCCGGTTGTACTTCTCCAGGCGCTCCAGGATGCGGTCCTTGTCGTGCTGGTAGCCGTAAAATGTGAGGCAATGCTCCCCATTGAGTTGCTCCAGCAGCTCCGTGTAGGCCTCCAGCTTGCAGTCATGCACCGGGACCACCTTGCCGTCATTGCCATACACGGCCCCATTGCAGAATTGCAGTAGCTTGCCCACCAGGACCCCGGCGGTGCCCGCCGTGATGATGTCCTCATCCACCTCCAGCAGCAGATCACGCTCAAACTGGTCATAGGCCTTTTTGGCCTTGGGGTCCAGCATGACCGGGATTTCATGTTGGATAAAGTCCGGCAGTTGCAGGTAGTCCTCCGCTTTCATGGAGATGCAGATGTCTGAAATGGCAGTCAACACGGCGCTCTCCGCTCCATCCTTGGCCTTGTAGGAAAAAATCTGGGTCCGGCTCCGCTGGTCCGGGTCAAAGTATCTCTCCCGGTAGGCGGAAAGCGTGGGCCCCAGACGGGCCCCGCCGTCCAGGAGGTACACCTGGGCCCATAGGTCAATCAGCCCCTTGGAGGACGGCGTGCCGGTCAGCAGCACCACTTTCTTGATAAACCGGCGGATGCGTTTGGCCGCCTTAAATCGCTTGCTCTGGGGGTTTTTGAAACTGGTGCTTTCATCGAAAACCACCATGTCAAACGGCCAGGCCTGCTGGTAGTAGTCCACCAGCCACTCAAAGTTTTCACGGTTGATGACATAGACATCCGCCGGAGTGTTGAGAGCCTTGATGCGCTTGGTGGCGCTCCCCAGAACGGTGGACACCCGGAGATGCTGGAGGTGGTCCCACTTAGCTGCCTCCTTGCTCCAGGTGGCCTCCGCCACCTTTTTGGGGGCCACCACCAGGACCTTGGCCACCTGCCAGCGGAAATACTTGAGGATGTTGACCGCAGACAGGGTGATGACCGTTTTGCCCAGCCCTGGCCGGAGAAACAGCCCCACCGTGGGGTCCTCCACCACTCGCTGGATGCAGTAGGCCTGGTAGTCATGCGGTATGTACTGCATCACCAAAAACCTCCCTCAGAAACTCTTTCACGGCGTCCATCCCATAAAGCACCCGGACATCCGCCCCCCGTTTTTCCAGCTCGCCTCTCTGCCATTTCTGAACCTTGGCCAGCCTCCCAATCTCGGTTTTCAGCTCCACATACACCGTCTTGCCAGTGGGGGTGATGATGATGCGGTCCGGCACACCAGGATTGCCGGGGGACACGAATTTATAACACAGGCCGCCGTGCTCTTTCACCTTGCGGACCAGGTAGCTTTCAATGCTGCTTTCTCTCAATCTTTTCAGCCTCCAATCGGGTCCTGCAACAATGTAACCTCGCGCGCGTACTTATGCGCACACAGGCGGTTTAGAGAATTTTTATTTTCTCTAATCCTCTAATTCTCTCTATTTTCAAAATCAATAGAAATGAATGTTGCAATGTTGCAGAGCCTTAAAAAGTCCAGTGTTTTCAAGGGTTTAGGCCGTAACATTGCCCGTAACATTGCCCGCAACATGTTGCAGGCAGATGTAACATTCAAAATGAATGTTGCAGGCAATGTTACACTAAATGTTACGCCTCTTTAGAAAGCCTCTCTGGGCTCCGCAGTAACCAAAACGCAAGGCGCTTTTGCTCTTTTCCCAGCTGCCAGAGGCCTCAATGATGCTGTTGATTTCCGCCGTGTCAGAGTAGCGGATGTCCTTTTGCTTGCCGTCCAGGGCCTCACACCACACCTCCAGGGCACACACCCGGTCCCGGTCCACCAGCTTGACCTCACCCTGCACAGCGCCGCCCCAGAACATGCGGCGGCGGTCCAGCGGCCAGCTCTGCCAGTCCTCCGGGACCTGCTTGTCCAGAAAGTCCATGATGATGCCCTCCCTGGTGCTGGCCTCCCGGTGCTCCTCCTGCTTTTGCTTGGCGGCATCCTCCAGCTCCCCTTTGAGAAAAAGGGGCTCTCCGGCCCTCCAGCGGACCACGGCCTCCGCCCATAGCTGGTCAATCTCCTCCGGCAGATCGGACCACACTGTTTTTGTGTGCGGGACCACACCCACATCCACCGGCCAAAAGCGCCGGTTGCCGGTGCGGTCCTGGAGGTAGTCAGAGGTGTTGGTGGTGCCGAAAAAGACACAGCACCGGGGCAGCTCCTTGACATGGCGGCCATAGGCGGCCCGGAAACGGTCCGCCCGCAGGGAGAGAAACTGCTTTATGCGGGCCACATCCGTCCGGCGGAAAGCGTCCAGCTCGGACACCTCCACCAGCCAGACGCCCTGGAGCAGCTCAGAGGCCTCCTTGCCCTCAAAGGTGCGGATGCTGTCATTAAACCAGCCCCGGCTCATCTTATCCAAAAGGGTGCTTTTGCCCAGGCCTTGCGGCCCGGAGAGGATGAGCATGGTGTCATACTTGATGCCGGGGACCATAGCACGGGCCACGGCGGCGGTGAATGACTTGCGGGTCACGGCCCTGGTGTAGGGGGTGTCAGCGGCTCCCAGGTAGTCCACAAAGAGCGTGTCCAGGCGGGGCGTCCCGTCCCAGACAAGGCCCTTGAGATAGTCCTGTATCTCGTTGAAAGCGTGGGCGGTGGAGTGCAGGGAAAGCGCCCCGTCAATCTTGCCGTTGCCGGTGATGTGGTGGTAGCGCTCCATGTACCAGTAGAGGCCCTGGTTGTCGTTGTCATCCCAAAAGCGGCGGCCCGTCCGGGCGTCCCAGGGCAGGGCCCCCAGGACCTCACCACGGCCTGCAAACTGGTTGAGGGCAAACTTGCCTTTGAGGAGGGGGTCATGCTCCAGGATAATCCACACATTGTCAATGGTGGACTTGGGCAGGCCCGTTTGGGTGTTCACGGCCAGCTTGCCCATCCAGTTGGCGGGGTCCTCATCGTTGGTGCCGGTGACGCCCTCGAAGTCCTGCACGGCCTCCTGGTAGCGCTCCTGGCTCATCAAGGCGGCCACATCCTTGTCCTCCACGGCCAGCTCACACATGGCCTTGTAGGAGGGCAGGCGGTTGGTGGGGGTGCCAGGCTGGGCCTCATCGTCCTTGTCCCCAAAGCGGTGGAGGCGGACCATATCAAAGGCATTAACCAGGCGGTTGCTGCACGGGTCGGTGGCGTGGTGGGAATAGAGGAATTTGCCGTTGCCATAGATGACAGCGCCGCCGGTGGTGGAGCCGCCCAGGTAGGTGTAGCGGCCCGGCATGTTGTCCACCGGCTCATAGATGCCGGGGATGAGCTCATCCATGGCCCGGTAGATGTCATAGGTGCGGCAGAAAGCGCCCACCACGCCGGTCTTGCCCTCCGGGTCCCCCTGTTTGACTGCCAGCTTGGGCAGGCTTAGAGCGCCCGGCACCTGGGGCCAGGCGGTGCAGTCGGTCCAGTCATCGTATTTGGCCAGCAGGCCGTTGGCAGAAAGCAGGGGCTTATCTTTCCACACATAGATGTATTGGCTGTCAGCGCAGCATGATGGCCAATACATGAGGCGGGACACCTCAAAGGTGGTGGGGTCCATGAGCTCCAGGCCTATGTACTCCGCCATTTTGCGGGCACAGGGCTCATACTCATCCGCCGTCATGGTCCTGTCCGTGGGGAGCAGAACACGCAGGCGGGGAGCCGCTGGGCTGTGCTTACGGGTGGAATAGATGCAATAGCCGCAGCCCA